GGAGCCCGCCCACATAGTGGGAATAGTGGTATATGTTGCACACGTTTATAATTCTACGCGATGTTGGTCAATGTGTGCTTGCATATGGTGTAAAGCCATAGTTAATTTTATGGAGGAAAAATCAAATTGGCCTACACCTGACTTGATATCTTGGTGTATTTCTTGTATATCATTAATTGTCAGTCCACATCTTTCAAAAAGTGTATTCTCAAATTCATGTACACAACAAGGTTTGTACCTTGTCTGGCGAGTTGCCATAGTGAAAGCCTCTTCACGTCCGAATGTTTGTTCCATGTGCGTGAAGATTCGATTATATTCTGGATCTAACGTTTTCTTTAATATTGCTATATTATAATCTTCTTTAGTAAGGGTGATTTCATCTTTTGGTTTACCATTATTTGCGATTTGTGTAGTGTCGCCCGTGTTTAACAAATCATTGTAAGCTGAAAATATTGGCAGACCATCCATCCACATCAAGTTGGCTATATGTAGTTGATACTTGTAAGAAGATAATTTAATCTTAGTGTTATCAATTCCTTTCGCAGTCCATGGCATAAATTGTATAAAACGATCCAGTTTACGTGTAATTCTGTGTTCATTACAAGTATTGCAATAGAAGGTTGACGTGGAACAAAAGTCAATCATATCCGTATTTGAATATAGAAGATATTTGAGTGTTAGTCCAGACCCATGTGTGACATTGTTTACTAGATAAGGAGATTTGATTATGTCAGATTTGCAGAATACTTCACGGTATACTTTCTGGATTTCTTCCAAAGTAATACGGTCAGGTAAGGCTGTGATGTTGTCATCACCAGCTGCGCGAAGTCCTGCGTCACAATTTTCCATTGGGTCTTCTAATTCTGGGTCAATGTTATCCAGAATATTGATGCTGAAATACTCTTCTAAAAGGAAAGTTGTGAGAACACTATTAATGTAGGTATTGCCATCTTTGGTGTCTGATGTGCCACTAAAAATTTGGTAGTCGCATTTTGCTGATCCTACTTTATCCACACCACCACCTTTAATAAAGAAGTCGGCAGTGATAAATGTGGTAATAGCTGTGGCATGTTCTAGGAAGATGTCAATGGGAACATGCTTGACAAATGGTGAGATTAACTCATATACAGCAAACAAACTTTCTTTTAAAGCTTTCTGTATGCTACGATCCCAACCAGATATATCTGATTGCAAAACTTTAAAATTTTTGTTCTTCCATTTGTCGTATATTTTTGCTTGTTTTGTCCAGTTTTCTCCACTAGAAAATCCAGGTATGATTTTTTTAAAATGCATATTTAAGAAGAAAACTACGGGGCCCATAACCCATATATCTGCAGAATTGATGGCAGATATGGCACGATTCTTTGGTGGTTCACCATTCTCTTCGGCTTGTTTTTCAGCCTTGCAAAAGATTGTCACTTTTCTATCAGTGAGTTGTTCTTGTGTAAATGGGACTAAAGTGCTCTTATATTCTTGCATGAAAGGCAGAACACGATTTTGAGTAGATGCTTTGAGATGATTATACCAATGTGGAATACTGTATTCAAAATCACTCAAATGCTGTTTTAAGTATGGCAACATTCTAATTTGAAACCAGGTGGTGAATCTGTGTTCAAATTGCTTGGATGGCGTGGGTGTTGCTAATACTTGTCGTTGTAAAGACGCATAAAGGGCAGTTGGACAACTATTGTTGTAAAAAACCATGTTCTCAGAGGTGTTTAGAACAGGTAATATTTGTTTACAAACGACAGAAGGGTTGCATGGACAGTCTCGTAACATGTTACTGAAATATGTTAGCGTTGGGTATTTTGGATGTCTTGATTTCCAGATACAGCTACGATGCAATGGGAATACAAACCCCTTCCAATGGTCTACACTTAAACATTTTTTGTAGACCTCGCCAGGATAAACGGCCATGGCGTCCGTCCCACCCTTTAGGGCTGGTGGGTGGGGCCCAGGTGCTCTTCAGAGCTGACCCTGGTTTTTAATGAATGGATCATTCTGCACATAACTGGGAGCATGTGTGGGGTGTAATTCGCCGATCCATTGTTGTTCTTCTTTGTTCCAGAACCAATTCCACCATTGTGTGGGGCTGATGTATGTGTACAAATGCCTTATAGATTGTCGCACTTCACCTAATTTAACAAGTTGAAGGAAAGTGTACTTAATCGGTTTCCTTTGGTATTTGTCTGCGTATAGATCATAAGCTGCTTGTGCCAAACTGGAATTGGAAAGTAGTTTAGCATCATACCCTATTCTATTGGCAGTGTGGTATATACTGGTTATTGCTGTGCGCAATCCAGCAGGTGAGATGCCATTATTCTGTTTCATTATTAACATCATGATATTTCTAGTCACTGTTTCTCTGGAAACGCCATTGGGTGTAGTACAATGCTTAGTAAGCATGGTGAGTGCCGCGTTTAAAGTTTGATTAGATACATAAACTGGTTCCAAACTAAAGTGTGAAGTTAGTTCATGTTGTTTTCCCCTCTCATTTTTGACTAAAGATTCATAATCATCAATTTCATGGTAAACGTCCAAAGAGGTTCCAAATACTTTCTTACCATCCACAATTTCCATAGCACAGGAGTTGGGTTCAATGTGGGTGTGTTTGTTACCATTGTTAGTGTGTTTGGATGCATCATGGTGGTAAACATTCGTCTCAATTTCTTTTTCCTGAACCTCTTTTTGATAAGTGGGCACATCAATCATCAAATGTTGGTCTAACTTATTCACACATACTTCTTTGGTTGTTGTTGGTGCTTGTGTTTTTCCTTTAAAATCAGTCTTGCTGTTGGTGGTGTTGTTGTCACCAAAACCTGGGTAGTATCTCAAAAATTGTTCATAAACACCTAGATGGGCCTCCTTGGTGTAATTGGGATTTTCGAATTTGGCATCAGTTTTGAGACCTTGCTGATATAGTGTGTTAACCTCTTTAGGTGAGAGTGAGATGGTATTAACGTACAAATTATCATCGTAAATTTTCTTAACAATTTCAGCATGCTTAGGGTGTTGACATTTGTGGGGTCCACCTGATTGTGTACACAAACTATGATTGTAATTTGTGCACCATCCATAGGGACATTGTGTATCAAATTGGGCATGTTGTGCTAGTTTGTGGTTGTGTGAATGCCAGTAGTCCATAAAACAACTCTTACAATTGTGTCTATGATAGCCATGTTCTGGGTTTTCAAATACCAAAGCGTCAGTGTACGTGGCATTATACCTACAATCATATTCTCTATGTGCCACTTCATCAATTCTGTTGATGTCGTAAGGTGTGTGGTTGTTAATGATGGTACCAGTTATTGCGACCATATATTCATCAGTGCCTTCATTCAGCCCATGTATTGTTGGTTTGATGTTGTCATCACTGAAGTCGTAGCATTTTTTAGTGTTTTTATTAATGGCACTAGTTATTTGCAAGATGACAGTCTGGTGACTCAGACCATGTTGTATTCTCTGTAGGACTTGCACGTGGATGCTATAATGGGGCTTTGTGGCTTTGAATATGCATTGGTCTTCACTGTACAATGCGCCAAGAATGGATGGATGTGTATATCCTTGTTCATATTCACTAGTGTCATTATTCGGCATATAAATTATTTGCTTACCTGCCCTATACCAATAGCCTTGCTCATAGTTTTCTTTATTATAGGATACCAAAATTTTATCAGATAAATAATCGGGGTTGAATATTTTGTTAACAGAAATGATATACCTATTGCCACTAATCTGTCTGTCAATCTTGTATTGTTTCATAATATTTTCATGATGGATTAAATCAGCAAGTGAATCAACACTGTGGTAGTAAATGACATCATTCATATATATGACATCAGGATTCATGTGTATGCATATATTGTCATGTGTGCACACATTTTGTTGTTGTCCATAATGAAGAATGTGTGCATATCTGTTACTATCCTTCATGGTGCGTAATGGTCTCAATATATGAAATTGGTATGGCTTGTTTTTCTTTTTAGCATCTGGTAGGAAATGCATGGTTCTACTAGAACCATCAAAGTCAAGAATATTTAAATGTTTATTTTTTTTCCAATAGTTGTCAGATTCACGTAAAGCAAGGATATACGTGATAGCTTCCTTATTTAGGTAGGTTCTAACCGCTGCAGCTATGATGTGAGGATTAGTATTTTTCTTATCATCAATAGCTTGTTTGATTCGAGCATCTAAATTTTTGGGGTTTGATATAAGTGAGTCGCTGTGTTTAATCAATTCAGGCTTGGTGGTTGGCCTGTTCTTAGCAGCCCTTAAAGCAACAGATGGTGTTGATGCGGTTTCTTGTTTTTTAATGAGTGTGGGATCAGCCATACGAGTGTTTGCATTTTGTGTTCTAATGGGTAAGAGAAAATCATAATGGCCTGCTTCAATTCTACCTGAAAACAATAAATTAAGATCACCCCTTGGCAGTTGATGCATCCAAACTTTGAGATCTCTATGGTAAACCCCAATAGTGATGTTGAGAGTTTTAGCCATAGCAACAATTTCAACATGCCCACCGTATTCACCATCTTTTGCAATATTAATTAATTGTTCGTCAGTCATCGAGGATTTAAGTTCGGTGTTATGTGTCACATAATCCACAGTAAAAGATCTTAAGTTTTTGGGTGTGCTTGTGTGTCCGAGGTGTTGCAATCCAAGTGTGATGCTGTTGTACAAACAATTACCGTCAGGTTTGGACTTGACTATAACATAATTGTTTTTGTCAATAGTGAAGATTTCCTCAATATCTTGTCTATCATCTCGATCATCAGGGGTGTGTGTGGGACCATGTCGGGTATCAACCATTTCTTCTACAGGCGCATGGTCAGCGCGTTGTGTGTCAACCATTTCTTCCACTGGGGCATCATTCGATGGTGGTGGGATATTAGAAGCAACAACAGTTGTTTGGGGTCTAATTAGTGGGATGATGGTGGGATTTGGTTGGACTATTGTTGGTGGTGTTGTTGTCGTCACGGTTGTTTTGTACCATTTTCTGTAGATACCATAACCAATTGCAATGGTGCCAGCAAGTGCCAAACCAATGACAACAGTTTTAAATGCAGATCCAGCCAATTTTTTATTTATGGTTGGAGTGTTTTGGAAAGACCTACACTGCATTTTTTTTCCCCTAATTTTGTTTTTGATTTTTTGAACAAAACGGTGACATTTTGAGAACCCATCGGAAAGGGGTTTCATATAACTAGGTCCAATTTGTTGATATAATTGGTATTTATCGAAGAAAAACCCAGTTGGTTCAGGCAATGTCGTGCGACGGTTGAGCAATAACATTTGACGTTGGCGTATCGACTTAACTAGACGACAACATTGCTTGATTTTTTTTTGCATGCTAATCTTAATTTTGTTAAGAATAGACATACACAGATTACTGCAACCAAGGTTGGATGCAATATCTCTTGTCTTAGTGAGCAATGTTTGATGTTTTACATTGTCCACAAGATTCACAGTTAGCTGTTTGCTTTTGTCAACAAAAGCGCTATAACTATAAGTGTTTCTAATTTCTTTAAAATCAAAATTAT